TTCTTACGTGCGTTTTCGAACCAAGGAGTTGTTATATTGATGAACTTTGTCCTTGTTTCAATTGTATTCTGTTCGAACACTAAATATTTCGCAGTGTTCGCAACATGTCGTTTTGCAGCGATTAACAGTCGTCTAACGTTAATTCTATCAAGAGCACTCTTCTTTTTCTGTAAGGTCTTCTGACCCCATACAACAACGCCAGTTCTTGGGAATGTTGCGATAGGATTAATATTCTTGATATACAAGTTGTCACGATCGTTCTGTGTCATCAGTCGCTCAGTCTGAATTGCCTGATCGAGTCCACCACGATTCAAACCAGCAGGTGCATACCACTTTTCTGCTACTAAATCGTTAAACGAGTAAACTGAAGGAACAATTGCAGATGGCGGTACCCAATAGTTTCCACCTAAATCGGCATCAACAATCTGAACCCACGGATAATAGTATCCTGCATAGTTTGTGTTCCTACCTTCAGCTGCGATTTGCGCTTGACCTACAGTCGAACCTTTATATGTTGGGTCGATGATATAGAATGCATCACCTCTATCTTCTACCATGCTAATTGCACGTGTGATAACTTTCGCGTGATCTTGCAAGTTGTCGATCAAACCAGGTGTTAACAGCAAGTCGTAGTCGTACTGATCTTTGTTCGAAAGTATATCGATTGCATCAAGATACGGTGTACTATATGTCGATACTGCTAAATTGAATCCCTGTGAATTATTATTCCAAATATCACCGTACATTGCTCTTGGATGTGCAACAGAACCGTCGCTACCAAATGCAAACGTACCAGAGAACGCAGTCGGAACCGATGCAGAGAATGCTGCCGGTAATGAACCAGAAAGATCTCCATCACGAACTGTACCGTCATTATTAATATAGTTCAGTGTATTCTTTATTACGTCAACACGGATAAAACGTGAACGGTTCGGATATGAACCAGTCAATTGAAGATACGGCGTTCCACCACTATCGTAACGTAATGCGTATGTCTGGTTACCGATTACTTTTGTAATATAATTACTTGCGTTCGGATCTAAGGTTACACCGACATATTGTTCCATTATGATCTTTCTGAAGTCGCTATCATCACCACGTCTAATATACAGATCGAATGTTCCTCTGTTGTTGTCAACATTTGCAACTTCCCATCTCATGTTATAACGTGAACCAGATACTAAAGATCCTTGTGTCGATTCGTCTGTGGTTTTACCTGAACCAGATAGCGCTGCGGTCGTGCGACCACTATTTGTAATTTCACCGTCACTTAATGCGGTAATTTTGAAAGACATTTGGTTCTGTGCGTAGCTATTCGCATCTTTACCTGCCTTCGAACGTACAAAAGAATATGCAGGTCTATATTGACCAGCCAAAATTCTTACAACGGTGATAACTTCACCCCATCTCAAATATTCTTGTACCGCATATGTAGTTAAATATTTGTATTCTTTTTCGCTTGCACCAGAACCAGATGAGAACACATCTCCAAACCATCGTAGATACTCGCTGTAAGTCGATACAGGAGTAGGTACTAAGGCAGGCCCTCTCACGGTTGGTCCAATAACAGCTGCACCTACTGCTGGTATTACTTCAGGTAGAAATGATAAATCAAATTCTCTCGTGAAAACACCAGCGGAAAGAAATGTACTTCTATTCGCCATCGATTTTCCTTATTAGTTATAATGTTACAAAATATATTCAACTATAAATATTTTGCAAAAATACCAAACACTGATTTGATAGGAAAATTATGGTCGGTTTCGTTGAAAGTCGGTAGCTTCAATGCGTGATTGTCCGAAACGTATCGATATTGGTAGATAGTCAGGATACAGTTCATACTGTTCGACTTCATTACGGAACTCGACACGTTTAATTGTCTGCGCCTTAGTTATTGTCGACTGATTCAATTCGTATTCCGCTTGGAGTATACCTGCAACTTCAAGTGTAGTTGTCGCTTTGACAATACGATCTTCACCGGCAGCGTTCATTGTCTCAAACGAAAATTCCGTTAACGAGGTTACGAACTGCATTGCGTCGCCCCACGGTAACCGATTCTGTGTATTCAGTTGCTGTACTATATAGTTTAATTGCATAGTGTGTTCAGCCCATATTATAAGGTCGTAACCTACGCGAACATGGTCAGGGATAACACTGGCATAATATGTGTATGTACGATCGTCTCTATTAAGATCGGTAGTTTTATTTACCCAATCGTATGCATTTTCTTTTTGTATATTTGTAAAGTAGATATGCGAGTTACCAGGTGTATTATCTCGTATGTCTAATTTAGGTACACGGTCGTCATCTGCAACAGATGTTCTCCTAAGCATAATAATCGGCGTCATTACCTTTCGCATCTTATCACGCAAGTATCCATGCCGTTGAACTTGCGCCCATGTTTCACCATTTGAAAACATTACCGGCACTGGAATTTCTGTACCATTTTCATTAACAGTGAGTTTCATTTTATTTTTCAGCTGGTATAAAACCGCATAATCGATATCGTAAATTGTAATCGATGGCGTTTTAAACGTGTCGTTATCACGTCTTGTATCGTATGCACGATTTCGTGTACCGTCATCTTGTCGAATCTTCGAATTTACAAAATTATCAGCCATCACTTACCTTTTATATAAATATCGCATTATACAAATTGTGCGGCAGGTAGATGTTTTTTAGCGTATCCGGTCCATGCGGTTCTTACTGTACTGATTTCTTTATCTGAAAGTAAATGTGCATAATCTTCGAAATACCAGTCAAACATTTTAGATAGTGGCAGTTTTCTTGTTTTTGCCTGTTTATATAGACCACGGACATAGGCCGGTATTTCATGTCTTGCGGTTAAATATTTAGAAAAATTAGAATCGTCAACTTTTTCGTATCTTTCAGATTTAGGTCGATCTAAAAGATTCTGAGCAACATGCTCAATCTCATGACGTAGTGCATCTTTTAGTATCGGTACAATATCAGAAAAAATAGTTTCACCCTTTAACGGATTTACGATAATTGCAAATTCAATCGATTCGTCATCAGCATGACCGTATATATCAAAATCTAACGGAAAATCGGAATCGTATTTTATGAGATATTTGAGTGTAATCTCCGGTGCGAATTCCAAATCCCAGTCGTCGATTGTAACACTTGTTGTTTTAGGAAATTCAAAACAGACTTTGCCTTTTTTAGCAGACTGCTTAATACTTCGCATTACATTATGTGTTAAGTGTTTTATTACCGAATCGTAACGTGCCATTCTCTATAAATTATAAACAAATATACAACTTAATTCTCAGAACGCCAAAAATTTATACAGATATTTTTATAAGAAATTCGGTATACTCGTATCGGTGCCGATTGCAGTTTCAACTATGCCCTTTCGTACTTCCACAATATTAAGATTGTTAGTACGTGTAAGATGACATTCAGCAACTACTGATATATCGTAACCATGTGAATTCCATCCATCTTCAGAGATTCCTATCATTGCATCCGGTCGTCGGCCTGCCCACCCTTTCGGTTCACTGATTTGATCTACCTGATAAAATCCACTATCGTACTCGATAATATCACCTTCTTCGATAAACAACTGGGCAGTTTTCAAATCGTTTATAAGAAAGCCTACACCTAATGTTTGTGTAAAATCTGTGAGTTCATCACCGGCAGTAGTTTTCTCGTCGAAACGTATTTGTGCAAAAATTCTAACCGGTGGTCGATATGCTTTACTTGTAGATTCTTCGTATATATTCACATCGGTTTGTTCGATATCGATTTTATATACAGCAACCTCAACACTTGAGAACCCATGCATTATCTCTTTGTTGACGCCTAATAAAAAACCGGCATCTCGTTGTGATGTGAATAATGGCATATCCTTACCTTACTTTACATATATTTTTAGAGGTATCGACAGCATCTGTTGCGACATCGCTGTATTTTCTGCTTGTTTTCTTTCGAGTTGTGCCTGTCTTGACATACCTTCGAGTATTTCTTTCAGTTCGGTTACCAGTGCGTCGATTTCGGTTTGTGCGGCACTTACCAAATCAGTACCGTTCAATGTAACTGTATTATCGACAGTCATTGGAATTTCTGAATATTTACCACGTATCAAACCAAGCATTTCTTTCGACAGTGCAAGTGCATATCTACGTATCCAGTTTTTACCGATCTCGTTTATATGACGATATCTTTTAACACCATACGGTATATTACTGTAATCTGAAATTAATCCTGCGCCACTTCCTGATATTGCGCCTCCCAGTGCTTCTTTATCTAATGTATATAAAAAGTATAGTTTAGATTCTTCCTGTGGTATTGGGAATATGCGTAAACGGTTTGCAGTAAGTTGAAAACTGTGACCACTCTTTCGTATTTGTTCGTGCATTTCGATACCCTGCATACGCATAACATCGTAATGTAGCGGCATCAGTGTGTATTGGATTCCGTAATTGCCCCAACCGAATTGATTTAAAAAGTCTTGATTTGCTACACCGGAATATCCGATCGGATCGACAAATCTTGCAAGAGGTGATGTATCGTCATGGAATATTTTACGTATTGTAAACGCATCGGTTTGAAAATTACCCTTTTCAATATTCACCGTGTTCGCATCTAAATCGTAAATTTGCACATTTTTAACAAGATCGACACTACCGGTATACCAGGTTTGAGTACCACCTGCACCTACATCGGTACCGTATTGCTTTGCTAATTTAAAAACACCATTCAGTGTCGGTTGCACATATTGATTCGATAGTTCTAACGATTCGGTCGGCAAACCTGCTAACGATAACATATTGTCACGGGCGCTATATGCGTTTACTAAACTTGAATATTCCAATACCGCTTCTTCGAATGCCGCATAAAAGTTTTCTGCAGATAATTCGATATCAGTTATCGGATATCCTAATCGTCTTGCACACCATACCGCTATTTTATCTGCATCACGTATAAAGTAAGGATCGGTATCGAAATATCCGAAAGGTGTACTTTCACCAGGACAGAAACTGCCTGAACCAGGCCATATACGTATTACAGGTTCTTGCGCCATTTGAGCCTTTTTACATAAATATTACGGCGTCTATACTTTCCGGTCAATTGCATCTTGCATGTGACCAGGATCGATTGCTTCTAAAATAGTTACAATGAATTCACCCAATGGTGAAAGGTATCCGATATTCATTGCAAGCGCATAACTGATCGTATCTTCTAATCTACCGAAAGGATACTGCAATTCGGTGACTGCAAATCGATTCATGAATGCCCCAAGCATGACATTACCGAGTTTATCGATGCCGATATTTATTGTATATACAAGATCTGACCAATATTTAAAAAAACTCGTTTTGGTGAAATTACGGATACTCCAAAATAGTGTATATATAATACCGAACACACCTACAGTGAGTAAAAGCGTTACGGCAACATCTAACAGTATAAGATTTTTTATGAGTCGTTTCATGGTCGGTCCTCAATTGTTATCGAACCACCAAACGCATCGACGATTGTTTGATGATCTGGTAGAATTGTATTACAATATAGATTCAAATTTGTACCGAGTTTGAGAATTGGGAAATTATTGATATTGAACCACCCATACATTTTTATTCCGTTATCATCGAATATAAGTTCCTGAGGTGCAATTATCCGTTTCGCATATTGTGGA